GGTGTAATCGCCTCCACCATTAATCGTTACCTGCCATTCAGGCGTCCATTGACTCATGCGATGAGAGCCGATCCAGCCCCACCGCCACCGCGGTAAGAGGACTCGTTAAGAATGTCTACAATTTGGCGTGCTACGCCTTCTTTGTCCAAGGCTCCATTAACAGTGATATTAATCTGACGATCTTCTTTTGCCTGAGCGCGAGCAAGTCTCAATCTTTCAGTTTCAGCCTTTAATTCCTCACGACGCTTTATTGCAGCTTGCATCGCTGGTGAATATGTAGATAATGGCGCGCCTGTGAAAGTGTATGGATCTGCGCCTGGATTGAAACCACCATCTAATGCTGGAGTATCAAATACTAGATTGCCTGTCTCATCCATTAATCCAGCATTTTGGATATTACCTCCTGCTACCAAGGATGCGCCTGTAAAACTGCTTTGACCAAAAACTTTACCAACTAAACCAGTAATGGGATTGTTTTTGATAAGGTCGATGAGAGATTTTAATTTATTGTATGCGCTTGTAATTAAACCAACAAAACTAGCAAAAGATGATACTAATCCAGCAACGATAGTACCTAGGGCTTGAAATGCTAATTTTAAAGAGCCACCCAAAAGAGGTACTAAAAACTCTTTAGCAAAATCGTATAGTTTTTTCATAAAAGTTGTTAATGGTTGTAATTCATCACTATTATCCTTTAATGATTTAGATACTTTATTGAATGCAGATTGGAGACCTTCAACAACCGGAGTTAGGAACTTGCGGAAAAAGTCATAAATCTCTTTAAATGTCGGTATTAATTTAGTAGATATAAAGTCATTAACCTTGCTAAAAATAGGGAACAAGTTTTCAGATAATGACGAAACTAAAGGAGTAATGGCATCAAGAATATAAGCGCCTACGGTCTCCTTGGCTTCATCAAATGCCACGTTGAGTCTGAGCATCTTGCCCTGAAAAGTATCTGCCTGAGTTGAAGCCTGGTCTTTGAAAGTCTTAGCAAGGCTTGCGGTTGCAGCATCAAAGTTTTTAGATTTGAGAATATTCTCATCGATGCCACCGCCCAACTTTTTGAGAGCAGTAAAGTTACCATCGTGCGCCTTGGCTAATGCTTCGCTAACTGCGGTAAGGCTTTTGCCTGTACCCGCTGCAATATCTAATGCCAGTGATTGAAGTTCTTGAGCCTTAGTAACATCTTTAGTGCTACGCAATAGGCGATCAAAACTTGGACGCAGTTCATCATCTGTTTTGCCAGTTAATAGAGCAGTTTTTAGGATCTGTTTTTCTACTGCTGCGATTTGGTCATCGGTTGCGCCGGTAACGTTTCTTAAAGTTCCAGCAAGTTTTGCTTGGGCTGCTTCATCCTCAATAGCAGCTTTAACGCCTTCAATAGCAAGTTTGCCGGCATACGCAGCAGCAGCTGCACCAGCAGCAGCAAAAGCCAATCCAGCCTTTTTACCAAAATCACCTAGTTTGTCGCCAAAGGTTTGAACATCCTTGGCACCTGTATCAAGGTTCTTTTTTAGATTATCAACGTCAGCAAGGATCGAGAGTTTAAGGGTTCTACTTCCAGCCATTAGTCATACTCCTTAATAATCCGATCAAACGCTTGCTCCCATTGTTGAATAAGTTGAGGCTGAATCTGACGCAACGTTGGATAAATGAAATATCCAGAATTGCCTCGACCTTTAGCCGGAGTACGATTTGGAAATTGCTTGAAGCGATTTGAACCAAACTCCATGCCTGGCCAAAGGATTGCAGTTGTCGCTCCACCGCTAAAACGCTGAGATGCAAACCCATAAGAAAACTCACCAACTTTTGATGATTTGCTTACTTTTACACCTGATGCAATACGTTGAGCAGCAATACCTGAAACTTCTCGACCGGCAGCGGCTTGCTTAATTTTGTCAGATGCAAACTCAGCAAGTGCGGACGATTCTCTTTTAGCAGCTTGAACCGCCTCATCAGACATTGCTTTAAATGCTCCTATGACTGAGCGCAACTCCTTACGATCGTAAGTTATCGCTTCCCCAGCCATGCTTTTCCTCCAAAACTTCAATAGCCGTTAAAACATCCTCGGCGGTTTTCCATTCGCTCATCGGGATACCCGTGAAAACAGCCAACTCAACTAAGAGTCGATTTATGCTTCCTCGGTCGTGGCTTTTGGGCTATCGGTGCCTACTTCAATATCAACAATAGATTCCATCCAAATCTCAAGAGACTTAGTTGGCTTACCACCTGCCTCGCGCTTCATAGCGCTATGTGCAACAAATAGCAAGTCATACATTCCTGAAAACTCGGTGATGGACTTTTTGTTAGCCATTTCCCATTTAGCAAAATCAGGTGGATAGGCGATGTAAGTCGCCTGATCCCCCGACGCGTATGTAATTGTGATTTCTTTTTTCATTGTTTGCTCCCGTTTGTTAGATCTTAACTAAATGTGTCTGATGGTGCGCCAACGACTGTTAGTGTCCATGAGTCGGTCTGAGCGCCTGGAGCTGCTCCACCTACCGTTGGAAATACTGGCAAGACGTTGCAAGTAAATACTGCACCAGTAACGGCAGTTAATGAAACTGCAAGTGTTGTGTTTGGTGCGCCCTCTGCAGCTGCCCACATTGCTTCGAATAGTGATGATGTTGCACCCCAGTCAGCAAGTAACTCAACATTAAGAGTCCATTGATCGTCTGTGTGCTTGTACGCCTTGCCATCGAGTGTCTGATAGACATCGATTGTTGGGCTGTTTACGAGTGTGACGCTAGTTGTCTGAGCATCGTACGCTGTAGTAGCGATGGTTAGAGTTAGGTCGCGACCCGTGATAACTGTTGTTGCCATTGGGTTTTCTCCTTATGCCGTCTGCGTATACCAGGTGGATACGCGTATGTCCGCGACTAGCAAGTTACTAGCGCCTACTTGTGTAACTGTTGGTCGATCAACTACCTGGACGTCATATCCAGCCGGTATAACCGCCACAACGCTTGTGATGAGTTGTTCTATGTTATCAAGGCTTGCAGGGTTGCTGTTATAAGCAACGCAGCAGGTAATTGTGTAATTCAACTTGCATCGAAAGGTGCTCTTGCCGATTGTCTCAAACTCCATGTATGGAGAATCCGGAACGACGACAACCGCAGGAGCCGGGATCTGCTCTGGAACGTAACTAAATACGTTTGCAGATACTCCAGATAGTGCGGTAGCAAGAGGAGTGCGAACGGCTGAGAGAATTGTGCTTGGCATTATTGTGCCATCGTCTCAACATCGATATACGGCCCGAGTAGACCAACAACACGATTAAACAAGCTGCGTCCCATACGGTAAGGAGACGGAGCAAAGATGAAACTACCAATAACAATTACATATAACTCAGGCGACGAAGCAACTTATACGGCTCAACCTCCTGAGTGGGCAAAGTGGGAGAAGGCAACTGGCAACACGATATCTCAGGCTAATGACAAGATTGGCATTTGGGATCTTATGTTTCTGGCTTACAACGCTTATAAGCGTGAAAATGCTGGAAAGCCTGTTAAGTCTTACGATATTTGGTCAGAGACCGTTGCTGATGTAACGGTTGGAGACGATAGCCCAAAAGCCACCAACCAGGAAGCATAAGGCGGATCCTCGTTAATCTAGCAATAGAAACGGGGATACCGATGCAATACTGGGAGGATGCAGACGACATATTAACCGCGATTGAAATATTGAAGGAGCGATCGGATGGCAGATGAAGTCAAGATCGCTTATGACAAATCAGATCTACGCGGTATTGCCAGGGCTTTTAAAGGTATGTCAGACGAAGCCGTTGAAGCTGCTAAAGCGGAAAGTTCTAATCTTGCTGAGTATGCTGCTGGACAGATTAAGATCGCAGCAGCGACTCGCACGGTTTCAGGAACTGCTGCTCGCCGTATTGCAGACGGAGTTAAGGTAAGCAAGACTTCAAAACTTGGCGAGTTTAGTTATGGCTTTGCACGTCAAAAGTTTAGCGGTGGCGGTTCTACTTTGGATTTGCTTTACGGTATGGAGTTCGGCTCTAATCGTTTTAAGCAGTTCCCAAAGCGTACGCCAAACAAAGGCAGAGGCAATTCAGGTTATTTCATCTATCCGACATTGCGTCAGATTCAGCCTCAGTTGGTACAAAAGTGGGAAGAAGCATTTAGCAAGATTTTGAAGGAGTGGGATTAATGGCAGGTAATAGAACCCTCAAACTTTCGATCCTTGCTGACGTCGATGATCTTAATAAGAAGTTAAAAGCAGCCAATGGCGACGTAGAAGCCTCTGCCGGTAAGTTAGAAAAGTTTGGTAAAGCAGCCGGAGCAGCCTTTGCTGCAGCTGCAGTTGCTGCCGGTGCCTATGCAGTTAAGATCGGCGTTGATGGCGTTAAGGCTGCAATCGCTGATGAACAATCACAGTTAAAACTTGCCCAATCATTAGAGAAGGCAACAGGCGCTACTAAAGAGCAGATCGCAGCAACTGAGACATCGATTGATAAGATGGCTCGTGCTACTGGTGTAGCCGATGACCAACTTCGTCCAGCGCTTGCTCGCTTGGCTCTTTCGACAAACTCAACCAGCAAGGCTCAGGAATTACTGGCTCTTGCTCTTGACATCTCAACCCAGACAGGCAAGCCACTCGAAGGCGTTGCCAATGCTTTGGGTAAGGCTTACGACGGTAACACCGCAGCTCTTGGCAAGTTAGGCGTTGGCTTATCATCTGCCGAATTGAAGGCAATGTCATTTACAGACGTTCAGAACAAACTCAGCAACCTATTTGGTGGCGCTGCTCAGGCTAACGCTCAGACTTTCCAAGGTCGCATGGATCGTCTAAAGGTTGCCTTTGATGAAGGCGTTGAAAGTATCGGCACACGCTTATTGCCAATCATTGAATCACTTATCCGGATCATCATTGAAAAGGTTGTGCCAGGGTTTGAGAAGTTTGCAAAACTCTTTGATCCAATCAAGCAAGCCATTGACCGTAACAAGGAGTCCTTTCAGGCTTTGGGTAGTTTTATCGTGGACTACATCGTTCCAGTATTTACCGTTGCACTAGGCGGAGCAATTACATTTGTTGCCAAGATTGCTGCTGGTGTCGTGGACATCGTGGGCGGAGTCATTAACGTCATCCGTACTTTGGTATCTGGTGCCATCGATGGAATCAATGCGCTAATCAAGGCTTACAACGGAATACCATTATTGCCTAATATTCCAACAATACCCAAGCCATCATTTACTGCCCCTTCAGTCGCAGCTCCAAAAGTACCGACACCAACTT